AGTGACCTCTTTAGAAACTTCCACATCACCGTACAGTAAACGGGTGACAATGCCTGTAGAAGAAACCAATTCTAGGTCGTATCTCCCTCGTTGCCAAGTAATAGCGCCTGTGTCAGCAGCTGACACTAACAATTGAATTTTGCCCTGTCCAGCCGTGATAATAATTCGGTTGTTTAGGGTTGTTAAATCTAACAGAACTGTGCTAGAACTGACAGTCTGTCTAATTTGCATACGAGCGGTATAACCTGACAGATTAATAACAGTCCCAGTGCTGTCTTTCCAGACAAACGTTTTGTCTAGTGTTGCACCTTGTTCGATAACAAAATCATATGCAGCGGCGGTCATACAAACCTTTGATATTCAATTTGAACAGAAGCACGGGTCAAACCTTTTGCTACGCGGGTACGAACTTCATTCATGCCGTCGCTGAAACGTTTTAAATACAGCTGCGCAGACTTAGGCTCGTAATATGGTTGATCAGGCGTATCGTACAAACGCGCACGTGCACCCAAGGTAATGAATTCGTAGTACCGTTCAAAGATTTCTTCATCAATTACAGATGAAGCACGCGAAGGCACAACTGCAACACGCAGTTTTATTTGCGCAGTTTCAGAAGTTTGTGGTTTAGGCACCAAAGTAATCTCTTGTGTGCGGCTACGAAAGTAGTAGTAAGGGTTGCCGTCTAAATCATTCCAGTTGGACGTGCGATAAATGCGCGTCAGTTCTTCAACCGCTTTGGGGATCAATAGCTGATCGCCATACCACGCTTCCATAATGTCAACAACTTTATACCCAATATCTGGCTCAAACGGATATACCGAGACACCTTCTATGCTATCCATTGCAGTCAATTCAGTTTGTAACACACGTGTTTTTTCACAAAACTGAATAGCAGCATTGCGAATGGCTTGTACAGCCACAATTTCAGGTACGTCTTTAACGAACTGAATAACATCAGGCAGAAACGCCTCGTAAGATACGTCGCTCATGTTTGTGATCCTGGAATAGCCACATTACGTGGGTTAAGCGCATTAACAGGATCGTTAGTCGCTTCGGTTTGAGCCTTGCCTTGCATAGCCGCTGTAAACGTTGCCAAATAACCTTGGGCCAACTGCAGGCCAGGAGCGTATTCAGCATCTTTGCTACATGCACGGAACAAAATGTAATCAACCAATGCAGACTGGAAGATATCAAAAATTGGAATAACTTGATTTTCAGTTGTCAAGTTAGTAGGCTGAGCTGAATAGTTCAACTCAACGTATTGAGTCCCAGTGTTGGGAGGGTATACGTAAAACGCCGTTTGATCTTGGATGTCGTAGATGAAGTTTTTAACTTCGGCTTTTGGAATTCCGGTATGCCAGTACGGATCAAATCCATCAAGCACTTCACGAGACACAATACGAATTGCACGACCAGCAGCTGAGCCAGTAGTACCCATATTGCGATAAATCTGTAACAACAACCAACCGTCTGAAGGAATTGTTTGCCGTGTTCCAGCAGTCAATAACTTCGAAACGGTGGTCGATGAAGCACTCGGTTGCATGGTTACGATTTGGCGCATACCATCGTTTAACCAGCCGAGTAATTCAGCACGGGTCCAACGAACATTGGCAATATCAGTTAACTGAATTGCCGCTTTGTTGATAATGGTTTGTGCGGTTACCGTACCCATAATTCACCTTATCAAGTTACAGCAAGAGCTGCAACAATTGCGGGGACTTGCGTGCCAGACCACAGACCTTGAACAACTAAGTTGTTAGAGGTTGCAGTACCTGCATCAAGGCCAGTGATACCTAGAGCTTGTGTATAAGTAAAACCTGCAGATACCAAACCATCGATGTTGGAAGTAGTATCTTCAGCAATTACAGCTTGCGCTTGAGGCAAGGACAAACCACTAGAAATGAGATCGTCAATAATGGCCATGGTGTTCTCCTTAGGTTAATAAATGGCAGGGGCCGGAGCCCCCGCCGTCTCCGGTAGGAGTTTAACCTGCAGCGACCAACAAAGCCAGACCATTAGGCTGTACAACGCTAGTGCCGTACACGTTCAAGCCGCGAACCAACGTACCAAAGTCGTTAGGGTTCTGCAAGCTCTCAACCTTAGCGATCTGAGAAGCGAAGGTAATGGCAGACTTATGGCCAGCAATCACGGCGTGACGCTTAACTGCGCTAGACAAGTTAGCATCGGTACCAGTATTGGGGTTCATCCAAGTTTTGCCAGCAGCGCCACGTGGGACCAAGTTAGACACATACACTGTGAAACGGTCGATCATGCCGATCTTGCCGTTACGCAACACGCTAGAAGCGTCGCCCATGAACTGAGCTTGTGCCAAGTTAGATTGCATCAGAATCTGACGCTCTGTGGGGGTAATGATCAACCAACGGTCTGTCTCAGGCACGTTGGCTTCATCCAACACGCTTGACAAAGCAGTGATGCTAGACAAGATGTTAGAGGCAGTCAAAGTGATGGCAGATGTGTCAATACCGAGGTTGTAGCCACCGGAGATAGCACCAGCAGTTGCGCCTTGGTTAGAAGCAGAGCCTTGGTTGAAGTTGGTATACAGAACGTCTTTATCGATCTGAATCTTCATTTGCATGGCAGCGTCGTTGGTGAACATGTCCATCAACTTAGGCTTGGCTTGCAACTCGAGAACGTTGTTCACGTTCACGCCGAAGTACTTACCTTTGTTGATAACCAACTGCAATGTGCTAGGAGCAGGCACTTCATAAGCCAAGTTTTGGCCGATAGAGTAGCTGTTGATGGTGATGGAAGGGATCGTGTTGATGATCACTGTGTCACCCATGCCGGTGATGTCACCTTGCCAGTCAGTGTTGGCGATTTCACCAAAAACTGTGGCGGCATAGAATTTCTGGGCCAGCTTGCCAGACCAGAGAGCGGGGATGAAAGAACCGGAGTAAGCGGTTCCAGAATAGGCAACCTGACCGCCGGGGGTATTAAAACCACCGGAGTTAATGGGATAGGCTGCTGCTGCGGTAATTGTAGACATGGTCTAGTCCTTTTTTAAAAAACAAAAATTAAAAACTGACCGCTACAACTAAGACATTCTTAACGAATTCGGCCTTCATTGATAGCGGCATGGATATCTCTCTCAATTTGCACCGCTTCTGCCTCATCGATCATTCCCCGTCTCCATTCAGTGTAAAACGAATCAATATCCGAGGTGGTATAGAGCCGTTTGTCTGCTGACGAAGTTGTAGGAGCAGGCGACGTATGCGAGCGGGTCGGTGCTACTTGACGCTGAAGTTCTCGGTTAGCTTGAGGACGCGGAGCTGGGGCAAGCGTGGCTTTATACTGCTTGAAGATCGTTGCAGTACGGTTCGCATCTAGCGACTCATACGCATTGGTCAAAGCGTACTGGCGAGGCATCCCATAAACTGGGTCTACTTCAGCCAACCATGTCAGGAAACCTTGATCTATGTTCATGGCTTCCCAATCTGGGACTTGCGAACTTAAAGCAGCTTCGTAGCGATCTTTATCAGATACCACTTGGCGCTCGGTCACATTCCCCAGCTTACCTTTTAACTCATTGATCTCGGCACGAAGTTGAGTTTCAAGATCGCGGTTACCCGCTAATTTCTGCTCAGTCGCACGGTCAATCAAATCCAACAAGTCAGAGCCAAAAGCCTCTTTGTCTTGTTCAGTGATAAGAGTCTTAGCCGTTACTGGCTCCGGTCTGGGCTGCTGTGCTTTAGCTGTAGCCGCTTCTGCAATAAGACTTTGAACCTGTTGGTTCATCTCACGCATTTGCGAATGCAAACGTGGCACTTCAGCGTCATACATGCCTTTGAGCGTTAGGTACTTACGTTCCCAAGTTTCTTCCGGCACCGGTGCTGGTCTCGGTTCATTCTCTTGCGAGACGGGCTGTGCTACTGTATTAGGGTCGGGCTGTGGGTCTATATCAGTTTGAGGCGCAGTCTCCGTTTGATCGGTCTGTCCTGTCATCTGGGCTACAAAAGCATCAGCTTGTTCAACTTGTTCCTGAATTACACGTGGCAATGCCATATCTCTATCTCCTTCGCTCCGACTACGCTTTAAGACTCCGGCTTTACGGTCAGTCTCTATTCGCTTACGGTCTGCTACTGTTAAATTAAAAATTTAGGTTTGCGCTCCGACTTAACGGTCTGCGCTTACCTGCGGGTTTTGGCGTACAGCATTTCTGCTTGGTCCACCATCTCAAGGAATTCCCTGAGTTCGAGGTTCCGGCCTTGCAGCCGAGACTTCATTTCTTCACCTTGAACGTCACCAAGTCTTTCGAGAGTCTCTTGGCGGCGATCTTTCAAAAATTCTATTAATGGTTGCATCTCAGGGGAGCGCAGTAACCCTAGGCACCGCGCTACTCTTTCATCGACACGAACCATTTACTTGCACATGCCGTCAGTTTTAGCTTTGTCAGCAGTGTACTCAGCACCACCACGCTTTAATGTAGCGAAGATGTCGCCGTTGCTACCGCCGCCACCGACTGAACCGCCTTTAGACATGCCGTCAGTTTTAGCTGAATCTTGAGCGTAGCCAGCTGGGCGTGACTCTTTAGGGTTAATTGCTTGCATTTGGATGCTCCTTTAATAAGCGAAATGATATACCGGAAAACAGTGTTGTCAACTACCAACACCAGGGATTGCTGCAAAATTATTTGTCACGGGAGCACCATTCTGAAGCTGCGCACCGGGACCTGGGTTTGGTGGTGAACCACCTGCTTCGACTTGACCAGTTGCCTGAGCAAGTTGTTGCTGCTGAGCGAGTTGCGCCGCTTGTGCTTGCGCCATACGCTGCTTAATAATTTCCACTGGAGGAACAATGCGATCAGGGTTCATGTCCAAAGTCTTTGCACCTTGACGCAACAACTCGGCAACACCTTCAACACCAATGATTTGCTGAGCAAACGGACTGGTCAATGCAATCTGCAAGAACTGGTTCTGACGAACCTGTGCTTGTTCTTTGACAATCAAAGAAACTGCGCCGCGTGCAACGATATTAATATCGCCCTTCAAATCGGGATCAGTGCCGTAGCGCATATTGTAGTAATACAACCGGTCAATAACAGGAGAGATAACATTGCCGTCAATATTAGCAACCACCTGCTTGATGGCTTTACCAGCGTTGCTCATCAGCATACTCATACCAGAAGCAGTGCGACCTGCGCCGCCTGCAGGGCTGTCGCCCGTCATGTAACGTGGAATGCCTGTGTACTCGTCAGCCAAAATGCTGAACTTCTCAAACACTGCCATCAACTCTTGCGATAACGAGCTAGGCTGGAAGAACTGCATAGGAGGAGCAGAACCATTGAGCGGATCAGATGTAACCTGCCATACCTTCCATGGGTACATCTGTGTAATGTTCTCACCCTGTGGCAACCGGTCGATGTTGTAAACAACTTGAGGACCAGACGCAATAGACATGTTGTTCACAAGCGCACGTGCAGTGGCATTACAAACGTCTTGCGCATCACGGCACAGATCAGCTACAGAGTTACCCCAGTACGCGCCAGGAACTTCTTCATACGATGCTTTGTAGTAAGGACGACGGCCTAGTGGGTCAGGGTTGATAACTGCTTTGATAACCCAGTCAGCAATGATCCATGCTTCAACGGGGTACTCTGCAAGTGGGTCCGGTATTTCGTCAGCAGACATGCCCCAGTCAAGTAACAACTGGCCTTGTACGCTACCCCAGAACTGTAGTGCATCAATCAGTTTAGAAGGGTTCTGCTGAACGCCCATGGTGGACTTACCTTCAGCAGCGGCCTTGTTCATGTCAACGTAAATCCAGTCACGCAGACCGCCTTTACCATATGTCTCAAGCACCGCACGAATAGCACCTTCGCTGTAACCTTCGACACCTATCATGGCTTGCAAATCAGCGCGAGATAATTTATGACGCTCAATCAAGTCACCTTGATTTACATCTGATGCATCAGCAGATGGGTAGATGTTAAAGGGGTCTACGCGTTCCCACTCCATTACAAGTTCTTCGTTCTGCTCTAGCGTATATTGACCGTCTTGCGTAGGAATCCATTTTAATTTTGGACGCTTACGAATGATGGGGCCTTTTATAAACGCTGATGGAAACGTTGTAATGTCATCAAGGAATTCTGAAAACGCTTTAGACCAATTGCCTTCTTGCAGCTGGTCTTCCATTTTCACTTC